GTATTATCTGCACTAACTGTACTGGCGGCGCTCATCAAATAGCTCAATTCGCTCACCGTAACCTCGCCTTTGGGAATCGACTTCCCTTCCTTCTCATCATCTTTGAATGATTGATTTACTGCCTCGGTCAATGCGTGGATATCTTCGATACCTCTGCGACCACGGATTGTGTGCGCCTTATACAAGATGCGTTTGTCCGATGGATAGAAATGTAGCATAGTTTCCGAGTAGGCGTCAATCAAATTTCCAACCATTCTACCAATACAAACCGACCGAAATACTGGGGTATATGTTCCACACCACTTGTCGATACCAGCAGCTAGTCCCATTCCACAAATACCGATCATGTCCATGAGAGTAAGATGTGATTTCGGAGTTTTTCGGTAGAATAATTTGGCTCGATTGATAGCCAAAGGCATATTGTCTTCGATGAGAAGAGTGCGAGCTTTGTGAACGCGCTCGTAAAGCTGCTCTGCGCGTTTAGGGAACGGACCAAGCCAGTTATCCCTGATAAATTTGATAAACTGATAATTTATGTCAAATGTTTTTAGTGTGTCGATGTCGCTTGCTTTGATTGCTGGAGTGATCTTCTTACTGAACGATACTGCTGTCTCCCTGAAATAGGGACGCGCTGACAAGATATTCTTGTTCACGATGCAGATTTTCTGTAGAAACTTTTTGTAGATCTCCGTTGACTGGCGATACTTCAAAATGGTTTCACGAAATTTGATTTCAGCGTCTAGAAGATCTTCTACTTGCTTCTTTTGGATTTCCGTGGAATTCAAACCGTCATTTGCGCTATCTTTATTGCGCTCAATCGCGGCAGTAACTTCCTTGGCAAGCTTGTAGAAGGAATCATCAAAAGCTTCGTGTTTTTTGAACTTGGACATTGCGAAATAGTTCCTTCTTGACCCATTTAAATTGGTCTTTGGTAACTATATATCACAGCTTGCTTTTTCTATATTGAAGTACGGCGTCAATGGCGATTTTGGTCTCTTCAACTGTTAAAGAATTTCCTCTTATCTTGTTGCAAATAACGCAACATGGCAATACATTTTCTTTTGTATAGCCAATAGCTTTGTCGTTGTTGATTCTATCTAACCCAACACCTAATCCCGATGGATTTTGTCCACAATAAAAACATGGTTTAGAGGCGATTTCTTTATATTCAGATTCATTAAGTAGAAATGGCTTTTTCGTAGTTCTAGCAACGCTTCTGGCATACTTAAATCTTTCTTTCCAGTAATTTATAGAAAGACGGTTTTCTAATTGCAAACGTCTTTTTTTGACGCTGCACGTCTTACAGCGATAATCCTGCTTCTTCCACGAAGAAGGGTAAAAGTCTTTTTCAGATTTTAAGCCTAAGCATCCGGTGCATTGTTTCATTTTTTAAGTTTGATTCTTCTAATTTCTGTACCAGAATCGCGGTAATACAGGCAACGGTCCTCAAGCTGTTTTTTCAAAATGAAAATATCATGTACATTAAAATCATAAATATTTGCTTTATCTTTATATACACATAAATCTGCCCAAGGATTCTGATTACTTTTGCGAACCGCTCTTCCTACTGCGCCTTGTTTAGTTTTAATTTCAGAAGATCCACCGACCCAGTTACAAACCGAATGAGTGGGATAAATATTGGTTCCTGTCGCAATGCACGATGTACCGATCAGGACTTTTACCTCGTTTTTATTGAACTTTTCAACGCTGTCGGCGCGATCAACTTTTTCCAAAAGGACGCCAGAATTCGCCTGTAGCTCAATCAGCTTTTTGGCCGAAGATTCAGAATGTGCATATGCGTAAGGGACATTAAGAAGCGGAATAAGCATAGCAATTTGCGATAATTCTTCAACCAAAACAAGCGTTTGCTTGCCGCTGGATAGGGCAGTAGCGTTTGCGAGCTTTGCGATAAATGCCGCAATGTTTCTATTGCGCAAGAAATGAATACGCTTCATTTCAAGAACATCTGCAGAGTTTTGGTTCGGATTCGATGACTCGATATCGACAATCGTGAAATCATGGTCGGAAATAAATCCGCCCTCGATGGCCTCTTTCGTCGTAAGCCTATGGACAGTTTCACCAATGATGCTCTGCAGCAGTTTTTCTGCTCCATCGCCGCGAGTTTGCGTTCCAGACATGAAGAATCGGTACGGGACATCGCCCAGGACTCCGTGACACACGGCCTCAAGCGTATCTGCTCCCCAGGTATGACTTTCATCTATACACATCATGTCAAGCTTAGAGAAAAAATCCCATTCAGGAGTGTCTTTTTTGATATTCGCAAGAGAATCGCCGATGGCAATCGTAAAACGCTTACCGAGACGTTTTTTTCCGTCACCGAATGCGCCTACCTTGTCTTTTCCAAGATATCGCTCAAAGGCTTCCAGAAGCTCATTAAAGATCGACTGAGAAGGGGCTACGATCACCGATCTGAAGCCGGTTTCACGACAAAGTGTTAGGATAATTGCAGATTTTCCAGCGCCGGTACAAAGTTCCACGTTTCCGTGACGAACAGCAATCAATTTTTCTACGCTTAGACGCTGATACTCGTGAAGTTGGAAAGGGAGGGGCTTGTTCCACGGCACTTTCTTTGGCTGTGGATATTGGATCTTGTTTTCGATGTCATTTTGACCAAGGTAAGCTAGAGATCCAGGCCGAATGTAAGAATCGCCATTCTCATCTTTGAACAAAAGGCAGCAGTTTACTTGAGTTTTTAGCTCAGCAATTTGAGCTTCCCACTTATCTCTCGACTTGTTGCGTAGCCAGGTGTTATTGTAAAGACGCTTGACTTCATGCTGCTTCGCAGTATTGACGTAGCTCAGCGATTTCGCTAGAGATTCAAGCTCAAGCGATGAGGCGTTCTTTACATATGCTTTTGTCGGAGATATTACTTCAAATTGCATCAACCCGATTATATCAGATTGAGCCTATGTAGACTACTTATTTCTTTGCCTATTAAAAGCACTGTAATCTTCAGATACATAGGTGAGCTTGCCGCCTTTATCGAACCCAAACCCTTTAGATAGGTAAGTCAAGGTACAGCGACAATGTGGATGAAGGCCAAATGCAGACGGATTATTTTCGCTGCGCTTATGATAGCCCTGCTTAAGTTCCGAAAACTTCCAAAGACGGGGAGTTACCTCGTCTGGCATGAGATGGAGCCTTATACATTCTTTGCAGGTGGATTTATCTTTGACTACCACGAAGAAAACGGTCGGATCGCTGTCACCCAGGTTAGACGCGACTCTGGAAATATCCATCATCGTCCCAAGGTTTCTGAGTTTCGTTGCTTCTGACTCTGCAATCGCAGTCATGTGACTCTTAGCTTTTGAAAGCTCTTCAGCCAAAATATCATTGATGTCTTGCTCGTTAACTGGAACGCCTCGAAGTTTTGCTTCGCGCATGATTCCATCAATTCGCTCAGTAACATTCGATTTTGTGCGATTTTTCAAAGACTCAATATAGCCATGAGCAGATTCAAGTAGACTCTTCAAAACGTCAGCTTCAATTTGGTTTGGCGTTTTGTTTTGCATAGCTTGAACAAAAAGGTGCGAAAGTCCCAGGTTTCTACTGGAACTGATAGCAAGAGTCTTTTTGTTTCTCAGCTTCGGAATGTCGCCAATAAATTGTAGGGCAATGTTATCAAACATATCCTCTACAATCGCAGCGATTCTTTCCTTGCCGGAGCTACTGATGCCGATCATTACTTACCTTTGTTCTGTTTAGGATCAAAATCCCAATCATGATTGACCGTTCGATCGGGCTCAACCGGAGTATCGGGTTCTTCTCCCATATTTTTCACCATTTTCAACATGCTTTCAAAAGCTACGTCAGAAATGGGCAAAGAAATACCTGCCAAACCGCTAGGTGCGGTCCATTGCATTAGTTCTTGAAATTTTTGTTTTTGACCAGGAGTTAATTGGTCGTAGTCTGACTGAAGATGAGATGGGAGCTTCATATTACTCCTCTTTCTTGCTCAGTCCTTCGAGGTTCAGAACCGCTTTGATATCTTTAGAAGCTTTGTTTTGTTCGTCGTCCCAAGATTTCATGATATCGCTAACGATTTTGTGCTGCATAGTAACAGCTGCTTTAGCGTTAGAGTTCATGTTGTGAGACGCCTGTTGCCCAATTTTAAAGGCAGGCTTATGAAGAGCTTTTGCGATTGCAGGAATTGCCTTAGCGGACTTTTTAAGCTCTTGTGCTTCAGCAAGTTTAGCTTGCGATTTACGAAGATTTTGAACGGTTTCCATCAACTCTGCCGGAGAAAGCTCAGATTTTCCAAGCATCGACTCAAGTTTTTGGATATGTTGATCCAATTCAGATCCAGCAGGGTTCTGAGAGTCGGGCTGACCCATCTCTTCGCCATTTGGATTTTGCATCTGTTCGGCACCAGCAGGAGAACCTTGGTTTCCGTAGCCTTCTTGTCC